CGCGGCCTGCCCCTTCTTGTACTCCAGCTGGATGCGAACGCCGCCCACCTCCAGCACATCCCCCGTGCGCAACTCGATGAAGATGCGGCGCACGCCGGGCGTCGATGCTGCAGCCTGTGCCATGGGGCCCTTCACACCGAGCGCAGGAACTGCGCACGCTTTTCTTCGGACAGGCGGCCCAGCGCGCGCTCGTAGTCCAGGCCGGTGAGCTTGTCCAGCTCGGCGAACTCGTCGCCCGCGGGGTCGGCATCGCCTGCGCCGCCGGGCACGTCGGCCAGGTTGGTGACTATGTCGGACGGATCTGCCCGGCGTCGCATGTCCACGGACTTTTTGGTGGTGGGGATCCCATGCAGGGCCAGAACACGCCTGTGCGCTTCCTCCAGAAACCAGCGAAAAGGCCTGTGCTGGTTGGCGGGAGCTGCCCCAAGTGCCTTGACGAAAGCGTCCAGGTCAGCCTGTTTTTCCAAGTCCGCGTGGTAATTCACGCGACCCAGTTCAGGCATTTTTGCAGCGTCATCCAGGAACGTGTGGATGGAGTGGGTCCATGCATCCATTTCAGACTGCTGGCGCATTTCCGCAGAGACAGTGGCACGCGTTTTCACATCGCGTAGCTGGTCACGCTCATCTTGCAGCCTGTCCAGTTCAGCCTCCATTTCCGAGTGGTCCAGATCACCGTCGTTGAACCTGCGGCGGACTTCGGCCATGGCAGATTTGTTGGCCCAGACCTGGTCCTGGTAATCCAAGGGCAGATCCACCCTGTAGCCAGATGGCAACGGCTTAGAGGATCCCCCGGCGCCGTGGCGTTCGGCATTGTGGTCTGTTTCGGGCGAATGGCTCGTTGACGCTTCCGCCCCGGCTTTCAGCGTGGATGCTGGCGCGTCATCACTGTCACGGCCATCGGCTTGCCCCATTGGCTCATCTTCGGGGCTCCCATCGAGACTGCCACGGCCCAACGCAGCAAGTGCTGCCGCATTGTCCTCGCTGGGGTCATAGTCGTCTTCCTGCAACGTGGCGCGCTCGGCTTCGGACAGAAGGCGCAGTTGGTCGTCTTGATTGGTCATGGTTGGCAGTTCCTGATGTGCGTGCTCAAGGGAGATTGGCAGGCTTGGCACGGGGCCAGGCATCACCCATCAATCGGACGTCAGCGGCATGGCCATCAGCCGCTCGCGCGATGTCTGCACCGCGCTGTGCCATTCTTGTACCTCGCTCTGCCAGACTTTCGAGTAAGGCTGTGCAGGTGCTGGCGTACTGGGCAAGAGAGGGCCGGGTAGCTGCGCTGATACGTTCTGGCAAACCGGCGAAGTCACCGCGCAAGCCTGCAGCAGCAATGTGCATGTCGCGCAGGCTGCGCTCAAGATCCTGCTGGACCAGCGCATTGCGCTGCTGGGTACGTTGGAATGTGGCAAGTGCATCGTCAAGTCCCTTGGAAAAAGCAGCCATGTCCTGCGCGGCCTGGCGCACACGGGACAGTTCGTCGCTGACAGCCTGTTGCCTCAGTTGCTCCAGGCGCACTCCGTAGCGTTGATCCTGAGTCCACCACGCGCAACCTGCACCGAGGATGAAGGCCAGTCCTGCAGCCATGGACTGGACGAAGAAGCGGGAGCTCAAGGCATGACCCTCCACTCTCGGCAGATTTCGCCATTCGCATCGCCTCGCAGTTGCAGCCCCGGCAGCACGGTGGAAACGCCCTTGACCGTGCCCCTGTTCCAGCGAGGGTTCTCGTTGCAGGCCCCTGCCAGATCACCGGCGTTGGCTTTGCGCAGTAGCGTGCTGGAAGCCAGGCTACCCACCCCCTTGTTGTGCACGAAGTCGATGAATTGCCCTTGCACGAATGGGTCATACGCCGCCCAGTCCACAAGCATTTGCCGTGCATGGCGCTCTGCAATCAGGTAGCGGCCAAGTTCCAGTGCATAGCAGTCTGAGGAGCTGTACCAGCGGCCCGCCGTGACCCCCTCTCCAGTGACGCCATTGCAGACAGTCAGTGGCTGGCCCTTGCCCAGCTTGTCGACATAGGGCATTCCCACATGGTGCCCGCTGCTCTCGTAGAACGAGCCCAGTACCATCGCAACCTTCACGCCGGGCGAGGTTTGGGTATCTGCCGCAACGGCCTGCACATAGGGATCGTTGAGTGCCGGGCCGTCAATGTGCCGGGCCACGATTGCCCCTCCACTGCCCAACCCGGCCAGCAACACCAGCGCGGCCAGCCGGCCTGCCAGCCATGCCGGCACCTTGGAAGTCTGCTCAGCCATCATGCATTCCCCTGGGCATGCACCCATGGCCCGGCAGTTCGCCCAGGCAAGGCGGCGGTCCATCGATCTTGCTTCATTGCCCACCCTCCTCGTCTGGGGCATTGCGCGTACCGCTGCGGCGCATGAGGCTCATGCGCAATTCGTGCTCGGCCTGATCACGAGCCTCTTCCGCCAACTTCAGTTGAAATTCCTTGCGGCGGTAGTACCAGCTGACCGAAAAGCCTGCGACACCCACCACTATGCCGATAGCGACACCGGCTTCGGAGGTCAAGAGCCAGCCAAAGCCACCCAGTCCGAGTCCGCTCCAGCCGACCTTGCTGCTCATGGCCGCCGCCGCCCCAGCGTTTGTTGCGTTGGCCGCAGCTTCGAGCGCGGCCTGCGTGACGTCATTGCCCATCCATCACTCCTTGTTGTTCAAACTGGGCGAGGCGACCCGACATCGAATCGAGATGCTGGCGGCTCAAGGCCTGGATTTGCGCCACGCGCTCGCGCGAATCGGCCTCGATGCACGCCACCTGCAGGCGCACGTCCTCGTCTGCCCGGATCTGCAGCGTCTTGTTGGCGAGGTCTGCATTGGCCTTGGCAAGTTGCTGGCGCATGTTGTCCAGCTCGACATCCGCATCGCGCCGCACTGAGGCGGCCGCACCCGCCATGCGCAAGGCCAGAGCCTGGTCCCCGCCGCTGGCACGCATGTGCTCGGCCTCGGCCTCCAGCTTCTCGGCACGGGCATTGACTTCACGGACCTTGGCCACCTGCTCGGCAAGCGCCTGGCGCGCGCCCTCCTGCTGCATTTGCAGGGCCTCGGCCTGGGCCTGCATCTGCTGCTGCATCTGTTGCTGCTCTTCGGGTGTAAGAGGTTTGGCGGGGTCGCGCTCACCGGTCAGCTTGCGCATCTCATCTGCGATCTGCTCTCTATTGGGCAGGTCGGAGTAGTCCATGGCGATGGTCAACAGGCGCAACGCAGCCTCGGGCGGCATGCGGCCGGCCATCTGTGAAAGCGACTCGAACATGACCTGGCGCAACGTGCCCGCATAGTCCTGCTCGGACACAATGAAATCAGCCAGGCTTGCTGTGATGTCGTTGAGGTAGCGCACGCTGCCATCCGGCTGCAGCTCGGGCAGGTTGATGCGTACCCAGTCGAGACGCCCTTTGTGGCCTGACAGACGAATGACCTTTTCCTCCGTGTACCACTGCTCGATCAGGCTCAGTTGCTTCTCGCCCTGGATCTGCACAGCCAGCCGGTGATTGTCGAATGGCTGTGTGGTCACGACCGATCCTTGCATCTGGCGCGCCTTGATCGCAATGCCGGAGCTGGCATTCGTCTGCCGGCCCAGGTTCTCGCTGCCGATGCCGGCGGACTTCTGTATCGCCTGGGTATCCAGGTTCATCATCTGCATCTGGCCGGAGGCCATCTCGCTGTCGCGGTGCACCTCGAATTTCCGTCCGGCGCGATAGATCACGACCCCATCGGGCTGATTGATTTCCTCGCGCGCCTCGTTGATATCGTCGAAGGCGCCCTTCTCGGCGAATATCTGGTTGGTGGACAACAGGAACAATGCTTTGCTGGCCCGCTTGTTCAGGTCCATTTGCAGATCGCGTACACGCCGCACCACGCCATAGGGCATGCGATCGCGGCCGCGGCGATAGCACCAGATGGGCGTGAGGCTGAAGCTGTTGTGCCGCATGGGCATGGGCCCCAGCGCAAGCAGATGGCCTTCGGTGAATACGGCCACGTGCATGCGCATGACCACCCGGTCCACGATGGCCCCGCCAGCCTGACCGATGGCTTGCATCAAAGCCTGGTCCCAGGGTTCAACGAACGCGCCCTTGAACGGCCCTTCGGTCACGACGCGAACCGAGGCCGGCATGCGGAACTGGCACTCGATCAACCGCACGCGGCGGCGCTGCTCGTCATCGGCATCGCCATAACCACTGGCCAGGCCACCCCGCGAATGCTGACTGGAGGAATGGCCCTGGTAATGGAATGCGTCCTCAGCCCACTGCTGCGCGCTGTGCTCCTGTCCCTGCTCCACTGCACGCTGCAGCACGTCGCGGCGAGCTGGATACATGGTGATGGCCACATCCTCGTCCACCCAACGGGTGCGGAAGATATAGCGCGCGTCGCTCAGATCGTTTTCCATTGCCATGGAGTCCCAGAGCACGTTGCGCCAGTCTTCGTACTTGGAGTAGATGATGTCCTTGGTTGGGTCGTTCCGTACCCCGTCGTCCAGCCAGCCGACCCCCACCTTGATGGTGTCTTCAAAAGCCCGGCTGCGGTTGAAGCCCGTGCGATTCACATCGGACACGTACTTGAGCACCTTGGTCTTGATGTCAGCCATCTGCACGCCTTCCTCGGTGCGTGGCAGCACGCTCCAGTCCACGCGCGCGCGCCGCTCCGTACCAATCAGCCAGTCGCACATCACGGCCACCTCGTTGAATACCAGGGGCACCTGGCCGCGCCCCTCCAGCGTGGCTGCGTCGGCAGGTTCCCATTGGTCGCCGTCGTAGTAGTCGGCGTCGATGGACATCTGCAGGCGGTTCTCGGCCTGGATCTCGCGTTCGCGGTAGTACCAGCTCAGGAGCTTTCGCAGCGTCTTGCGGGCCTCGGCCTGGTCCAGCGGATGCTGGGGCGCTGTGTCCACCACATCGAAAGCCGGCGGCTCATCGTTCAGGACGTGCTCGCCCACGCCTGCTCGGCGGTTGAAGCGGGGTTCAAGCAGGGACATATTCGGCCCCCACATCAGGAACGGTCAAAGCCTGCGCTGCAATTTCCTTGCCTTCCATCTTGATCACCAGGTGACCGAACTCGCGGCCCCGGCGCTCCCATGTCGGCTCGCTGGGCATGGCCACCAGATCAGGCAACCCTTCATTGATGATGGAGGCCACCCGCACCCAGTTGGCCCGGCTGGGTTCAATACCCAAAACCTCGCAAGCCTTCACGCACATGCGTGCAAGGTAAGACGGATGGTCATAGAGATAGGCGGCGCTCTCCATCACCACATACCAGGGCGCTTTGGGACGCAGACTGGGGATCAGGACCAGGGCCCTCTCTCCATTGATCCAGGTGTAGATGGCCAGCAGGTCGCCGTGCCGGCGGTGGAGGTGGGACTTGCGAAGATCGATGCATGCAGGCATGCCATGACAATGGCAGGCTTGGCACGGTCTCAACGCGCCATGCCGCCTCCGCGCCGCCGATTCCTCATCGCGCACTGGGTCGCGTTATCCATGCGCGGCAGGGCCATGGCCAGATAGCGCCACACATCTGCGCCGTGGCTGGCGTCGTCATGCAGCGGCGCGCCAGGCTCCTGGGTTCGGGGGTCTACCTGGCGTCGATACCGGCTCAGGCAATCCAGCAATTGGGCGCACCTGCCGGCATCGACATAGGCCTGGGCAAAGATGCCACGCGCCATCCGTATGCCGGCCTCCAGCCCGAATCGCTCGAGCACCTCGACCTCTCGGCCCATATCCTGCAGGATCTGCTGCGAAGTCTGCCCGGTCTTGAAATCTCCATGCGCGCCATCGTGCGGGAGGAAGTCTGTGCCCCATAGATAGGGGAGTTTTTCCATCTCCTGCACGTACCACTCCAAGGTCTTCTGGTGGCCTTGCATGAAATGAATGATCCGAAAGTCCACGGCCGTGCGCTGCACGAAAGCGATCGCCATGTCGTCGGCCCATCCCAGGTCCCAGACAGTATGCACGGGCAACCTGGGATTGCAGGGGACGGGGCAAACGCGGCCGTCGTTGTGCAGGCGCTCTACCTCCTTGGCGTAGATGGCACCAGCCAGACTGCGTCTGGGACGGCCCTCCCAGATGTTCCAATAGCTGTCTGGATCACGCTTGAAATGGCGTCCCCGTTCCTTGTCCAGCACATCGGGAAACCATGGGTTGTCGCGCCAGTTGATTTCGCAGAGCCAAGTATCACCATCCGCATGGGTGATGAAGCGGTCATAGGTTGGGTCACTGGCCAGGCCAGGATTGAGCGTCAGCCAGATCTCGGATCCTGGACGCCGAATGGTGGGCACCAGCACCTCCCAACTGCCCGCGCTGACGCCCTGCGCCTCCTCCACCCAGACGATATCGATGGCCTCGAACGACTTGATGGAGTTCACCGTATGGGCCTGCAGGCCTGCGAACAGGATCAGTGTTCCGTTGGCTCCGCGGATTTCCGTACCCAGCACCTCGTAGAACGCCCCCAACCCCAGGGCCTCGATCTGGTCCTGCAACAGGCGATGCACGGACTCGCGCATGGACTTCTGCACCTCGCGCGCACAAAGGATGCGCAAGGGGCGGTTGCTGCCCAGCACCAGCAAGGCCATGGCCACGGACCACGACTTCGCGCCTCCGCGGCCACCGTACATGACCTTGAACCGCCGCGGCTCGAAGAGCGGCCTGAGCTTGAGCGGGAACTCGACAGTGACGCGCGAGCGCTCGATCTCATAGTCGGCTGCAAAATCAGGAGGCTCGCCCGAAGGCAGGCTGTCGAGCGCGAGCATCGGCAATTCATCAGACATGGTGCTCATGCACGCTCCTCGCGAGGATCGTCACTGCGCCGGGGTGGCTCAATGAAATGCACTTCGAAGTGCCCCATGCCCATGCTTTTCTGAGCGGTGTCCCGCTGGTACAGGCCGTGATAGCGCATCAGTTTCTCTATCACATCCAACTGGCTGCGGAGGCTGATCTCCGTGCCGTACTTGCCTTCCTTTGCGCCACCGAACAGCGCCAGCGCACCCCGCCCAAGGCCGCGCGTGTCCTTGACGACCGTGCGTGGCAGACCGGCGCCAAAACACTCAGGGCACTCCGCCAGGGGGGGACGGTGGGCCTCGTAGCCCACCCCGCCGAGCTCGGGAAAGTCCTGAAATTGCTTGCCGGCATCAATCCACTTTTCACGCTTGGCGTTGTACTCGGACAGCGTGTACTGGTAGTCATGGGCAGCTCCGTAGCAATGCCGGCAGCACGATACGTGAACCTCGACCAGATCGCGCGGATCGGCCATCAGCATTTCATGGAGCCGGCGCACCACTTCCTCGGCCCGAACCTCGGCGTGCTCCGCGACGCGTTGGCTGCACTCCCTGACATAGTCCTGCACCCGTGGATCCTTCAGCAGCCTGGCGCCCTGAGATGCCGCAGAGGATGGACTGTAGCCTGCGGCGACTGCCGCCCGCGTGGCATTGAAACCCGATGCAACGTACTCCCGTGCAAAGCAACGATGCCGCTCCTGCGTGCTGCTGTGCTGACGGGAGGAGGAGACTTGCTCCCCCCCGGAAAGGACGGTGTTGGAGATTAGCGTTTTCATGCCTGCGAACCTGTCAGGCTTGGGACGCGCCATCAGGCAGGCCCGAAGAATTCGCCGGCACCTCGCGACGGTCGCAGATCAGTCGGTAGCGCAGAACAGGCTTGCGCCCGGGCAATTCGGTGAGCCTGGCTTGGACCAGGCCCCGCCCCGTCAGGTACTGCAGCGCCCAATCGATCTCTCCTTTTGAACGCCCTAGCGCCAGCACCAGTTCGCAATGGAAGAACCAGCGGTCCGGCATTTGCTGCAGATGGCGCAACAATGCGTCCGTACCACTGCCTGGGCGCACGACTCCGGCAGGGCGAGGGTTGTGATTCCTGGGCCTGCCATCCTTTCGGCCTTGCAGTTGCCCCGCCAGCCAGTTGATCGCTTCGTCTCCCATACGTTCAGACCTTTCCTGCACGGGCTTCAGCCAGGCTCAGATGTGGCAACCAACGAGCCGATCTGGCATGGATGGCGCACACCGGGCCGCGCCGTTCAGGCCACTGGAATACGTTGTTGCGAAAAAGCGTGGAATTCAAGGTTCTACCCTTTCAATGGAAGGCTGGGAAACGGGGCGGCTCTGGGCACGGCAGGGGGCGATTGGTGCCACAGCGCAGCAGGCAGTGACGTCAGGACGACGGAGATAGGCTGTGGAGGGCATTCGGACAAGTCTGGACAGTCATCGCGGCCACCCATCCATGCTCAGGGCCTGCATGGCATTGCGAAGCACTGCGCGGGTGATGGTCTGGTCACCGGCCCGGGTTCGGGCCAGGATGCGGCGCGCCCAGTCCTTGCCATCGCCTACAGGCACCAGTTGCACACGGACAGGCGAAGCACCAGGTGCTGGCAGACGAGTCCACCCCTGCAACTCGGCATGTGTGCTGCGGGGGGTGGCGGCACGGCACAGCGCTTCAAACTGAGGCAGGTGCGGCGGGAAATCCGGATGGGCCGCAGGCAGTCGGGCCACGGCAGTTTCAATCACACTGGAGTCGTATTTCGCCAGCGCTGCGCTCCAGACACGCATGGCCGCGCGGACACCGAGATCTCGCCCGCCATCATCCAGAACGCCTGTGGCGAATTTGCTCAGAAACAGCGAACCGTAGGACCCCTGCATGACCAGGAACAGGTTTTTCACGGCGGAACTCGCGGCCTGCTGCCGGAGCTCTCCCGTTATCGCAACGGACGACAGGGCAGAAATGCTCTGCATGCCTACGCCTCCATGATGGCCGCGTAAGCTGCGCCGTGCCTGCCCACGGGGACGGAGCGACGAATAGCGGCCCTCGTCGGTGGCGGAAGTGCGGCAGCCAGCCATTCCAGCGGTTGCAGCGGCCTGGCCTGGGCGCAGGCACGCAGCCTGTCGATCAACGCATCGTCACCATGGACCTTGCGCAACCCACCAAGGAAGGACCGTGCCTGTCTTTCCGGCGTACCCGAGTTGACCAGCAGAGACAGCCCATAGCCGAAAATGATCTCGCTGCAGTCGCTGGCAGGAACGGGCTGGCGGATCGAACCGCCAGGATTGGAGCGAACATCAGGGTGTCCCTGTCTCTTTCCCTTTCCCTGTCCCTTGGAGGCGCTTTCCGCAGAGACCGCAACACAGCCTCCACGGGACACCGGAGCACTGTCCCCAGGGACACTGTCATCTTGTTCCCCCGGACAGGCGTAACCGTCCCCGGACATGGACAGCACCTGTCCGGTGGGACGGCCGCAATCTATCCATTCCTCATACGATGGACGGCGCACATCTGTCCCGTGCCTGTCGTTGTGCTTTTTGATGCGGCTGCATTCGGTGCGCCAACGCTGCAGCAACTTGGCACTCCAGGCGTCGCGAACCTTCTCCGCTACCACCGCGTGGTGGTAGCGTCCGTCGCTGCATAGCACCCAGCCTCGCATGGCTCCCTCACGCACGCGTTTCCACTTGGGGTCAATACGTCCCCGCAGGGCATAGCCCGCCTGTTTCGCGATCCAGGCATCGTTGTCCGGCATGGAGCCAGCGGGAACTTGGTGCCAGGCGGCAGACCACAGCAGCACGGCGGCCCAGCATGCATCGGGGGTCTCGTTGGCCGCCAGGTCCGAATCCCTCAGCCGGGCTACATCCAGTGGCATGAACGGAAAGTCGGAAAGATCACAGTCGCAGGGCACCATGGGATCAGGCAGAACGGCATTGCATTGGCTTGTCATGCGCACCTCCCATGGCCTATCGAGCGAGCTTCGTTCTGGAAACGAGCCCTTTCGGTCAATGGCAGCGCATCCAGGGAAAACCTGCCGCCCCCCAAAGCCACCATCACGTCAGCCAGCCCCAACTCCACTTTCCCGCCGCCATAGACCAGCTTGCTGAGCAGCCCTGGCGTGGTGCCACACCGCTCGGCGAACTCGGCACGCCCGCGACGATCCAGTTCACAAAAAAACAATTTGAATGGGTTCATGCAGCACATGATACCCAAGGAACCCACAAAAAGATACCCAAAGGTATCTTGTACCCACAGGTACTCAACGCGAAAATCAGCCCATGGATCAGCACACACGCCTGCAACAACTTCTTACAATCGTCTGCTCGGAATTCACCCAAGGCAATCGGGCCGCGATGGCACGCGCCATAGGAAAGGACGCAAGCTACGTCAACCGACTTTTCTACCCTCAAGACAAGAAGGGCGCCAAAGGAATTGGGCAAGAGTTGATGGAAGCCACGCGGACGGCATTCGATCTGCCGCGCGGATTTTGGGAAATGACACCCAATGAGGCAGCCGCAGCTCTAAAGCACACCCCCGACCTGGTGGAAAATACCAACAAGAAACTCACACGAGACGAAATAGTGATTCGACAGTACTCCACAGGTGGCGCCATGGGCGGCGGACTGGTCTTGCGAGACCAACCCGGCGTCATCAACAGCTGGAGCGTGAACAGTGAGTGGGCCCAGAAAAACCTCCCCTACGTGACGTCCTACGACAACCTGGCCATCGTGACGGGCTTTGGAGACTCCATGCTGGGGATGTTCAATCCAGGCGATCCACTCCTGGTGGACACTGGCGTCAGGGAGTGCGAGTTCGATGGCGTCTACTTCTTCTCGGTCGACGGAGAAGGCTTTATCAAGCGCCTTCAGCGAATTCCCGGCGAGGGCATTCTGGTGATCAGCGAGAACAAGAAATACCGGGAGTGGTACATCAAACCCGGCATGAACCTTCAGATCCTGGCCAAGGTGCTGCGCGCCTGGGAAAGCAAAGTCTACTAACCCGCACAGAAGACTACCAAGCCACCCTCAGGGGTGGCTTTTTTTGTCAACAATACCCATAAATACCCAAAGGACAATACCTAAAGAACCATCAAAAACAGAACCTTAAGGTATATTCAAGACATCGGTTCCAGCAACCACGCACACCCACCTCGCCTTGCCACATCGATTGCAGACAGCCATGAAAGCAAACGCGTCTACAGCCTGCTGGGCCCACACGGCGGCATCCAGCCATGCCAGCAGCGAAGGCCACGAGCAGTATCTCGCCGAGTACCTGGATGCCTACGTGCTGGAAAACTACGGACCGCCTTGGGTCGCCGAGTTCATCCAGGAGGCCTTGCATGACATGCCCTACCGCGTTGCCCAACAGATTGCCATCGATGGTGAAAAGCAATGTCCAAAGGGCCTCGAAAGCATGGGCATCACGCTGGACGCCTGGATAGGCGGCTACGCCCGCATGCGTGCAACGCAAGTGCTCACCCCAAGACCAGGAAGCCTGGCATCCCATAAGCCCTGCTGTTGAACAGCCGCTCATACCGTCAACTGGCCTCGAAAGGAACATGACCCATGCGAATGATGTGCCCACACTGCAATGAACACGCGTACACACGCACCAGCTTGCAATTGACCAACACCAGCCGGGAAACCATATTCCAGTGCCGCAACTTCGAATGTGGCCACGTATTTTCAGCAGTGACGGAGATCAACCGCACTATCTCTCCCAGCGCCATCCCCAATCCGTCTGTGATACTTCCGATAAGCACACACATCAAGCGCCGGGAAGTCGCACGACAGATGGCAGCCATGCCATTGTCAGAATTCGATGCACAGCAACATCGCGACACTGAGCCAGCCGCCCATATGGC